ATTGAATATAATGGTTTTGCGACAATATAGGGCCTATAGCTCAGTCGGTTAGAGCAGCGGACTCATAATCCGTTGGTCCCCAGTTCGAGTCTGGGTGGGCCCACCATATATATCAACCACTTAGGTGTACTAATCCTAGGTGGTTTTTTATTTTTAGAATTCGTGTAAGCACTTAAAATAATTCTCTTAAATACAAAAAATATTCATGAATAATCCACTTAAATGTAAGTTTTCGGCCTTTTTTGCACTAATTTGTTTTTTATTCTGCACTAAATAAATTGCATTTATTCTGCACTAATTTAAAGAATATTCGTTTTATGCTAGATATTCCCGAAAGCTACCAAATACTGCCTCATATAGCTCATCACCTAAAGTCTTAGCTTTATAAGAACCCATAAAAAGTGCTATAACATCACCATTCCCTTCAGTACGATGTGGTTTACGATCATCAAGCACATATAAGTGTCCAACCTTCAAGTCACAAGCACTCTCAGCACAAATTATTCGCTCACTACCCGTCGAGATATAGATCGGCATTATTAAGACGTGTCCTGTGTTATCAATATGATCAGGTAAAGGTGAACGCCAACCGTAAATTTGCGTGCCATAATAGGGATGGGATGTGCCAACAATCTTGAGACCATCCGTTAGACACGAAAGTCGGTCTTTAATACTATTAATAGAATTTAAAATAAAATGTGAAGTGATCTCTTGATCACAGATATAACCATCAATTTGTTTAATCATTAAATAACACTCGAAACACGAATAAAGCCATGTGTACCATCTTCACCAGCAACATAATGTTCTGGCGTCGAATCATCTGTAATCAATGAACGTTCACCTGTACCGCCTTTGCCAACATACAAACGTACATATTGGGTTTGATTTGAATTATTGGTGTAAGTCATTGAGAGTCTTGCACCTTCTCCAGCACCACCACCAAAGCCAGTACCTGCACTTAAAGAGCTATTGGCACCATCACCACCAGCGCCACGGCTTTCAGTATCTGTTGCAGCACCTGTATGGTCTTCCGCAGTTGCTTTTCCTGATTGACCATCAAGTCGGTTTGCAGATGCATATTCACCTTCAACAAGCCACTTACCACCAGTGCCAGCAGTACCATCAATATATTGTCCGCTATCTCCAACTACACCACCAACACCACCTTTGCCACCACCAGCAGTATACTTGGTCGTTGTGCCATCAATTGAAATATAGCTATCTTGCCCATTTTGACCTTGAAGTTCAGGAGGGCTTGGAGTGGCATTTAAATCAACGTAACGAGAAGAACCACCACCACCTCCAGCGCCAATAATGGTGAAAGCTTTTGACTCACCTGATAAAATTGGAAATACAACAGGAGTTCCTGTGTAGACGTAAGTTCCGTTACCTGTTGTGGACGTTAGACCTTCCACCTGTACAATCGACCAGCTAATGCTGCCGTTATATTCAATTCTTGATGATCCAGATCTATTAAAAATACTTAAATTAATGCTGTTATCATTACGAGTGAAGCTCCAAGCCTCATGTGGTGACTCTGGTGTAATGTGAATCGCATAACGAGCATCTAAAAAACTAATGTTGCTGTTTGCAGGGCGATTAATTACCCGCGCATCACCTTGTTTAATAACACCCGCTAAAATCACTTTGGGATATAAAGAAGCTAGACCAGTAGCAAGGTTTGAAAGCTGCTGCTGTAATGCTTCGACAGCTTCTGAAAGTTGCTGTTGAAGGCTTGAGTCTGCATCCTGCATTTGTTCTTTCAGCAGTTGAATACGGTCTTCAACGGCTTGACTTAAAGCCAATAAGCCTTCTTCTGTTGCTAGAATGTCATAGAGCTGACGACGGCTATTCGGGTTAAGCGTTTGACCATTTAATTCAAGAAGGTTTGCTAGTTCTTCTTGAATCACATTCAACCAATCTGGTGTTAAATATGTAGCATCCTGCCCTGATAGATCAGTATTATCATGAAAGCCTATCTTCCCAGTACCATTAATATTTTGTCGGGCATTTGGACTATCAATTCGTTTCATTTATACCTCAACAACATCATAACGAATGAAAGCGGGTAAATAGTTGTTAATAATGCAATCTATATCCGCAAGTAATGGGGTTTGTAGCTTGAGTTTGACTTTATACCTGAGCTCTTCTGTATTGACTGGTGAATTACAGGGTGCAGTACACTGCATTGGCTTAAATTTCACGATGTCTAAAACTTGCATATTAAATATTGCAAAAAGCTGTACTAGATAAGTTCTGTTTAAGCCGTTTCGATTGGTACGCAGGCGAATTACCGTGGACATGACTGTTATAGGTGTTACGCATTTGTTGCATGGTTCCTTGATGGTCTTGAACTTGACCATCGGCTTTAATATCCTCAGTGGATGTAATATTGCCATCCACAAAGAGGTCGCCTTTTACGTATGTACCGTCTTCTTTCAGCCACACTGAATGCCCAAATTGGTCATAAATACATGTTTCACCTGTTGCAACATCAATCACGATTTCACCGCCTTTTGTCGCAACTACAACGGCTTTGGACGTTTTACCTTGCTGGGGAATCAACACAACTTTGACATCTTCTGGGATGTACGAAGCGAAGCCGACATGCTGAATGACTTCTACATCTTCAAGTACTTCATCGGTATAACCTTTGAGCTGAACGCTTCCAGAGCCACCACGTGATACAAGACCTAAAAATGCTTGTCGAATTTGCCCAAGTCCTTTATTCACTTGCTTTTGGATAGCATCGATCATTTACGTTGCTCCTTATGTAATAGCGGCTGTGCCCAGTCGCCCTGGCGTTGCATTCTGAGTTGAGTCAGCATGCCTGCATTACGTGATAAGGTTAAAGTGCGTCCCATAACAGCCCATTTTGCTGTTGCACGGGTGATTCGATTACTTTCAAAATTGACATAAAACCCCGTGGACCAAGTACGTCCGTCAACTTCCCAGCCTTGAACAGAGGAGGTCAGACGATAGGCCTGAAGATCATTATCTTTTTTGATTTTATCGATGGTAGTATTGGCTTCCGACTGGGTTTCAACATCAGCCATCGTGACAATTTTGAGACGATTATGTGCGTTAGACGTGGTCTTAAAAGAAGCTGCTAGGTTTCGAGCATTGCCATCTTGCCCCAGTAATTTGATTTCTGAATACTCGTTAGATGCATCTTCAGTGTACTCAGCATCTAAGGCATTATTGGTGTTATCAGGTTTATTTAGACGGAGTGCTGTAGCAACTTTATATGCATGAGCAAATGGATCACCAATAGATAAAGTACTGTCAGGCTCAAGCCAAACATGCTGACCAGTAACCGCAGCAGCTTTGACAATTGCATCCCAAATATTTTCCCCTGGCTCCACACTCACTTTATTTTTTAGCCAGGCATTGTTGTGAATATTAGTTCCTTTGAAGAGGCCTTTTAAGTCACCCCCCATGACATATTTATTGACCAACTCATCAAGGGTCATTTGACGACCATTAAAAATAGGTAGTGAACAATCTATTAGTTGACCAGCTAAGTCCCGTCCAGAAATAGAAAGGGCATAACCTGAGCGATCAACTTTTTCTTGAACCTGATCAGCAACTGAAGTGAGTAAAAGCTCATTCCCGTAGTAAAGCTGTACCTTTGCACCTTTTCGGACTGCATTTGGTAAGACATGGTCTTGCTCATCAAATAATGAAAATGACCAGGCATCAGCAGGGGTATCAATTGCACTATCAATCGATGCCATGTCCCATGTATTGATTTCAAAACCTGCAATCAACAACCTGACTTTTTTATCTGGCATAGACTGATACCTCCATACCTTTTAAGAGCAGGGCGGGGTTTTCAATGTCTTGATTTAAGCGACGGATCTCAGTCGCACGTGTCATGTCTTCATAGAGATAATGTGCCAACCAATGAAAGGTACAAGGCACTGGAATGACCATGGTGATAATGGGTGGACGAATTTCGATTAATTCTTGAATCTGTAAATGAATTTGATCAGCAATATGCTTATAGTTTTGGATCAATGTAACTGCATCTAGATCTAAGCTGCCATAGTCACGTTCAGCATTAATTGCTGCTTGAATTTTTTCACGTGTATTGGCCCGTACTTTGGCAAGGTCAATCGGTGTCATGCTGATTTGTTTTTGTTGTGCAGTCGGATTCTGCTCAGGTTTACTTTGTAGTTCGAGCATTTCTTCACGTGTGGTTTTGACGACTTCCTGAGTAATCGCAACAACAGAGGCAACTTGTGTAGCACGCCAGAGTTGTTTTAATTCTTTTGGCGTAGCTGTTTCATCAAAAATGTTATCAAAGCGTTCAATGCGCTGAATGACATCCCGCCACAGGGAAAGTGCTGAAATAGAAAAATCAAAATTCACTAGACCGCTAATGTCATCTACAAGTCCAGTAGCCCATTCCTTGGGGCTAAGAATATCTTGAGTGGTTTTTTTGGCGAGATTTAATCCTGTTCTAACGGTTTGTAGGGCATCCCTAACGTTTTTTACTACGCCATAGAATTGTTCTGGTTGTATTGCCTTGAGCTTTTCTAACGCTTTCTTAAATTGTGCTGCTGGCGATTCAATAACATCTAAAGCAGTTAATTCTGTGGCAGTTTGAATAGGAATAAACAGCTCACGCTTCTCAGTTTTGACGACTAAAAAGTTAATGCTAAAATTACAATAATCAGGATTTTCAGCATCTTCATTGACTGAGTAATCTAATACCTGAACTTGTTGAATCCCTTCGGTTGGATGTACTAACTCTCCAGCACCAGTTGTAATAAGAGCAGCTTCAAGTGCTTTACGCCAAGTTAGATAATCATCACCTGTATACATCGCATTGACAGTGAAGCGACGGGCTTCATTGCCCATATCTTCAACAGTGGCATCATTAGAATATGGAGCTTGATGAATAGCCACAGTTTTAGCTTGAGCACTACTTACGGACGTACATTCAAATTGCACACCACGAAATGAAGCGTCATGTAATTCGTCTTTCCAGCCCATAAAAAAACCTCAAATGAATGAGGTTAGTTTGGCGTTAGGTTTTTAGTTTGTTCTATGGAAAGGCTTCCCAATTTAACGCCCTGTGTGCGCTAACATAAATGGCTTAGGCGCACCATGTCGATTTTCTTGACTGGAGGCTGTGGCGGGGCGACCAAATGCATCTGCAAGGGAACCATTACCTAATTGAAATGGAATAGGCTTATTATCACGAGTCACATTAATTAATGTACTAATTTTAGATACAAGCTCTTGTGATAGCTGATTATTCTTAGATTGCTCGGCAAGCATCGCATCATAAGCAGATTGTGCTTCAAGAGCGGCTTTGGCTTCATCATTACCAAAGAATGCTAAAGTCTTAGCAATCGTTTCGCCCAATTTATCTCCAAATTCAGTCCCTTCAACAAATTTCTCATTAATAACTGAACCTGCTATATACCCACCAGCTCCAGCGGCTAATACAGCACCTGCTGGACCAGCCCCAGCACGAGCAGCACCTCCAGCCTTGGCAAGTAAACCACCTGCTTTACCAGCTACAGTACCACCTTTACCACCACCCAGCACTGAACCCACAGCACTTGCAGCTCCCAGTGCTGCTACAGCAGTAGCGGCACTATATGCAGCTGCGGCTAGTGCCTCATTCCCTTGGGCTGCTTCTGTGACATTATCCTTTAACGTTCCTAAAGCCCCAGATACTGCATCATAGGCTTTGGATTGGGCAAACAGCTTTTCTTGTTGCATGGCCTGATCTTTTGACCATTCCTGAGACCTAATCAATTCTAAATCTGAATTAACTGTTCCTTTAGCTCCAGAAATTTCGGACTCTAATTTGGAAGCAGTATCTTTATTATAGACCGCAGCCATTGCTGCCATGAGTGCCTGGCGGTCTGCAATGATTTGGCCCATTTCAGAACCCATTGCAATATTACTCATGTCTCCGAGCAAGGCTTGGCGTTCTTCATTGGTTGTTGCATTTCGCGCTTGTGCTTGCAGTTTGGTGTATTGCTTATTACCAGCAAGTTGCCGCTCAAGTAATTTTACAAATGCTTCAACACCATAAACACCTTGTTCTCGCTGCTGAATAGCGTAACTGGACCAATCAAAAACCTCTTTTGGCTTTTTAGTGCCCTTGATACGCGTTGGATCTCCAGCAGCAACATTCACTGCATCAGCAATCGAATCACTAAACTCACGTGATGATAACTTTTGTAATAAGTTCACCACGTTGTTACCAGCAGTGGCACTATCTGAAGCGGTAGTTTTAGCCATTTGGTTTAGTGCTAATAGTTTGACTAAACCCGCATCTCCACTATAACCAGAGGCTTTTGCCATCGCCATCTGTTCGGGAAGAAACTTAGCCATATCTCGGTATTCAAATGACCCAACTTGTCCTGCACGCATGGATCGGTCTTGACCAAGTAAAATATCCTGAACACCAAAATTCTGCATCGCCAGTGTCATTTTTGCAGCATCAACTGCATCAGCACCTGCTGCAAATGCAGTACGAGTAGATGCATTCAGGGCAGGTGCAACATTACCAACATCATATTTACCTGATGCAATTAACTCATTGAGTGCAGCCGCTGCATCTTCACGTGTACCACCTCCAGAACGTACAGCATCTTTTACGTATTGATGTAAAGAATTGCCTTGCTCAATCCTTTGCTTGGTACTTAATCCTTGCCCACCAGTAGCTGTTGCCATGATATAGGTCATTTGCTGTTGATAATCACGTGGTTTTTGTAAAGCGTTAGATAAAACCATACCTCCAGCAGTCATCGCACCACCAACTGCAACAGCAGTTTGAAAGCGACCAGTGCCACCCCTCATTTTCTCAGCTTGCTGGATTTGTTTTTGTTGTTGGGCTGTTTTACCTAATTCAGCATTGAGTTGCACCTGCATTGCCTTTGACCTGAAGCGTTAAAGAAACGGTTGTGTTTTTGCTCATGGCTTGCTCATTCCAGAATTTTTATAGCGTGATGCAATATAGGTTTTACCTGAAGCCTTTTTGACTGGAGTTGGGGAGGGAGCTTTTTCAACTGGACGAGTATTATTACTTTGCCGCTCGTCTGCACTCAGAAATGCAATTGCCATATCAATCGGCATGTCACATGCAGCTTGATATGGCACGCCAAGAGTCATAAGGGCACGAATCAGTTTGACTCGGTCTCTGAGTTCTCGGCTTGTTCCTTTGCATCCAGCTGGTCACGTAACTCTTTTAAATAATCCAAGTTGGTACGAGATGAATGACCCAAAGCATCATAAGATAACTTGTGCTCATTCAGTGACAGTTAATTGGTCTTTAGTTGCTTCAACATTTTGTAGGATTTCAGCACGATCTAACTTGAGTGCTTCAACTAGGAAAATTGAACGTAGATTACGACGAGCCGCTGCTGTATTTTTACGACGACGTTCTTTTGATGCAGCCGTACGCATGACCCGACGTACATAATCAATTGTCAATGCACCATTAATGTCGAGCATGATGTCATCATCAATACCAGTATCTGGATTTTTACGATACGTAGAAACAGCACGAACAATTTCAGGCTTACCATCTGCACCTGTTGTGATGAGACAAACACCAGCTCTTAAAGCACTTTCTTGACGCTCAAAAGTCAATTTGTATTGATCATCAACAGGGGTAATACCATTTAAATTAACACCATTGAATGGTAAGGCTGGATCATTTGAATCAGCTAAAGCTGCTGCCATGGCTGCTGCAAGTTCTGGTTCTTCTCCAATCGCACCGTGATAGCAGACGCATAACACTCGATATGATGTTTCAACAGGAGCTTGGGCAGCAAATGTTTCAGCATCTTCGACGTTAGAAAATGGAATAACTAAAATTGCAGGTTGTTGATTGATCGGATCACTGACCGAATTGAGGTGATCAATCCATGTCAATGTATCAGCGCCAGCAGCTGGAGGTGCTGATAGTGCGATTATTGTATGCCCAAGAGGAGCAATTGTTTCTTGAATAGTCATCTTTCAAATTCCTTAATTAGGCAGGCGCTAAACAGAATGTTGTAATTTGAGTTGCTGAATCATAGTTAAACGATTGATTGGCTGGTGTGTAGTTGTTCTTAACTTGACTCGCATCACCAAGAACAATCTGAATTTGTTTGTATTGGTTTGTGTTGTTAATAAAATGTGCTCGTTCTGCTAAGTCATTGAGAGCCAAGCCTTCAATAGTAAGAACATTGCCATTTGCATCCAGAGGGATCATCTCAATACCCATATCTAAAAGCGTATTAACTGTGCCGTCACGATAAGGGTGAGAGAGTCCTAAACCTTGACCATTCACAAAAATTTCAATAATGCCGCTATCTGAAATACGGCCCACAATAATCTCAGACGTTGCCCCCTCACAACCTATAGGCTCACTTATCGAGCCTGTGACTTTCCCAGACATTGTACGTCCACAATACGATTCGTTTTAATTGCAGCCGTTATCATACGCCCAGCTTCAGAATTCGGCCCAAATGCACTATCAGCAGCGGCTTTATCGTAAATACCAACAGGCATATCGCTATCGCCATCATCATTGGTGATGAATAGAACTTTGTGTGTATTTGCTAATCGTCCAGAGCGTTGAGTATTGATATTGATATCTGTATAAATACCTGGGGTTATAATACCTGCTTGCACCATATTTATTTTTCCTTAAGTGTGACCAAATCACTTTCATCGACGTGGCCGTCGTAAGGAATACTCATTTCCCGCAATAACGCTTGTAAAAAGGCTTTCTTGGTATAAGTACTTTTCACTTGCACATAAAATGCGTTGGTTTTAGTTGCCACATAATTAGCAGCGGTAGACTTTCCAAAGCCACTTGGACCATAGAAAGCAGAGATACCAGGCAACAATGGATTGCGGTCCATCGTGCGTTTCACAGCTTCATAGCATTGTGAAATATTGCGAATCTCGGCGATTGCTGAGTTAGAAAAATTGACATCTGCATTCATTTGCATCACCATAAAATAATAAGTTGTACACTTGTTGTTCAATCTAGTTGGTATTGCAGTACCAACTAGGCTTGGTGCTGAGCTAGATAGACTTTTAGCTCAGCATCATCTATTTCCCGTTGCTTATATGTTTTTGAAGTTGGGAACGTCTTCCAAAAAAATTGATCTTTTTCTGTCAGTTGCATACCTCCATTGATTTGCTTATCAAGTTCTATCCAGCGCTGTACAGGAGTTAAAGACTTAAGTGATTCTTCTTTCACTATGGGTTCGTTTGGAACGTCTTTGAAATAAATCACCTCTTTTGCTTGTTTAACTGGCAAAGCATTTAGCTCTGCCATCAATAGCTCGTGCTTATTGGCGTTAAATGGAATCACGTTTTTGTTCTCTATATGTTCAATCACACGTTGCGAGTTCACTTCCTGTAAAACTTCATCCTGTTTCACAGCCAAACGACGTAAACGACCATCTGCACGACGTTGACGGGCTTGTTCCACTTTGGTTTGCGGGAAGTAAGCACGTTTATTCGCATTCCAGTAGGCATAGCAAATCAATCGACCATCTTCATCACGCACTGTAATGCGGTCAGCATTGTGTATGTCATAGCCCACCAACACAGAGTCCCCATGAAACTCAGCAAGTTCTTGGCTAAAGTAACGGTTACCAAACAGCTCAATCTCACCGCGACGTACCTTGCGTTCTTCATACGGACGAAACAGATCTTCTGCATCCCAATCTTCCACACGGTCAATGGGAGCTCCTTTTTCTAACGCTTCATTCCATGCCTCTAACGGGCTTAAATGACGCTTTTTAAAAGTTACTGGGTCTGTAATACGCTTTAAGCTGCTATGCGGTTTATTGTTGTAATCACGTACAACCTCCTCAGCAAAAGCAAGAAAGTCCGTCCAGCTAATCAAACCTTTTGAAACACCAATTTTTTTAATTTCACTTCGGGTCAGCTTAAACATTTTGTTGCTGGCTTCGGCATCCATATCTTTACCAATATAAGTAGGTAAATTTTTGGCAGCTTTAATCCATAAAGTTTGGTGGCTACGCTCAATAAGTCCTTTCGCTTGCGAGTTATAAGGCAGGGCATGACTCATTTCCGTATTTAAACGAGCCAATACACCACGACCTTTTGCCCCGATCATTTGGTTCTTATAGCCCGAACCGTTATCCACATAAAAAATGGCTGGAATACCACATTCACAAGCACTCATGCGTACGGCATCCAGTACTGCCCAACCACTTTCAGCTAGGTCTATCGACCAACCCACCATACGACGTGTCGCCACATCAATAATTGCAGTGATTTCAGGTCGAAATGGCTTGCCGTGCATCGGGTGCGCAACTTCAGCATCGAAACAGTGACCATCAGCGGTATACACATCAGTCGGTAAAAGCTGCTCTGTATCACGACGGATGAAAGGCTGTAAGTTCTTTAACTCACGGTTGCCCATACGACCGCGCTGTGCTTCCACATTGCCCAGTTTTTCCTTAATAAAACGATATGCCTGGTTATATGTAGGACAAGGCACACCTTCTTTTAAGTAATTTGGAAGTAATTCCAACACTGCGGCCAAGGTCGGCTTTTGTGGTTGAGCATATATTTTGAGTAAATCCATGGCCCAGACGGGTATGTCTGAACGACGTGCTTTAGGTGCCAACACACTAATCACATTGATTTTGTGCTGTTCAGCATCTTCTACAGATTTCACCCAATCAAAAACACTACGACGAGAAACGGTACGGCCTTCACCAGCTTTTGCATTGGCTTTACTCACAGCAGCCTGAATTTCAGCAGGTAACAATTGAGCATTAGCATCCGCAATAAACTGTTCAATTGCTGGAGTCTTTTTAGCACCTTGCTTAATTTGTTGTTGGATATAACGCACCACAAACAAACGGTTTTCAGCCACTTCACGCTGCCAATTCAATAAAGTAGTTGGCTCCTGAAGTTCTACTTGAGTACTTAATTCGGTACTTTTATCAGTAACGATGACTTCGTTTTTAATCTCACCAATAGAAATTAAAGTTCTTAATTCGCTACTAATTTCGTATTCCTTTCGGATTCCGCCTTTTCCTCGGCTTGGAACTTCTCTATACTTCCAATTATTAGCTTTAACTAGATATTCCCAACCTCTTCGTGTGGTTGGAGAACCTTCTAGGTTTAAAGCCAATAAATCAGCAATGCTGTAATGCGTTTTCATAAAGCACATTCCTTATTATTGCTGTAACGTGGGTATATACGTTTGTTATCAATCGTCCAACGTTCTGGAAATAGCTCGTGCAAAGGTTTTCCCAGAAAGTTAGAGATAACAATCTCACCCTTTTTGCTTGGGTGATACAGTGCATTACGAACTGTCCTGTCAGACATTCCGTAATCTTTTGCAAGCTGAGTAACGCTCTTTCCACGGCGTTTAATCTCAGCTTCAATACTGTATCTATCCCATTGTTCTGTGGGTTTTTGCTCTAATCCCATATGAACTCCTTAGCCTTTTTAGGCATTTTTTTAACTCGTTAGATTGGGTAATTACCCTTTCTAAACAAAAGATACTTCGTAAAAACTTCGTAGTCAATACTTCGCAATTATATTTGCGAAGTATTTTTACAGGATTTATCTAAATGATTGATAAAGAACAGAATAATTTACTTCGTAATTTTGGTTTGGGAAGTGGTCGAATTTCGCAATTTAAGGAGTTAAATTGCGAAGACGAATTAACACCTATTCAACATCGTATGTACTTTTTAATGGCGAACGGCTTTATGCCTAGAAGTGCAGATGAATCTTTATATGGATGGTGTGGACGTATAGGCTTATCAAATTCAACAATTTTTGGAATTTTCAAAAAAAACAATAAAAATATGCATTTATCAGTAGCACAAAAAATTTCTGAAGCGACTGGTGCAAATGTAGAATGGATACAAAAAGGAATCGGTGAACCATTTGGGAAAGATGAAGTCGAAGAATTTGATGCAGCTTCAAGCCCTGTAGACTATGAGTATCAAAGCAATTCGGTTGATTTTACGACTGGTGTTGAAGCTCCTAAGGCTCAATTAAAACCAGCAGTGCCAGTGAGCCTTAATAAGTACTTACTTACTCAGTCCATAGAAACAGCAGAGAAGGCGTTAGAAATTGCTAATGGCACAATGACCCCTGAAAACAAAGCGGAGTTCATTTCTACGCTGTACTTCAATCAGAACCTTTGTGACAATGATGAAAAGCTTTTTAAAGCCTGCGTTACGCTAATTGAAAAAGCACTAAAAGAGACGCGACGGGTTCTGTCGCCTGAACCAAAAACTGAATTGATTATCGTCATTTACAACTTCTATTATGACAAGCCTTGGACAGAAGAACATCTAAAGTCCGCACTTGATCAACTTATAAGGAGTGTTTCGTAACATGCTTGAAAATAATAATGGTAGTTTATCTAGCTTGGCTCAAGCTGGAATTGAACTACCATCAAATGCTTTAGGAATTTTCTCAACAATCACAGAAACTAAGCCAATATCAATAGTCCTAAAGCTTGCCGACCAAGAACTATGTACTTTACAATTTCACATGGACGATATTTACAACCCTGACAAAGCAGTGACCAAAATTGTCGGGTTAAGTGTTGAAGCATTACTTAACCAGATTCCTCTTTTAGAATTAGTGCAAAATAAAAACTAAAAAAATCACACATCCAGAGAAATCCCCAAATTCAGTGCAAAATAAAGGGCAAATCAAGTTAATCATGGTTTGCCCTTAAAAAATTCTTCAAATGCTTATCAGCTCAGGCTTTCATCTCACTTAGTCCCAGTTCTTCCCGAATCTTCCCACATCATTATCAGTGCAGAATAAATTAATAACTCACAGATTGGAACAAATTTAAAGAGTGTT